AAAATGACATTATAAATTAATCCTTTTTAGGCTTTCGGTATCCTGCTTTTGCTTTGTTCTCGTGCCAGAAACTCCCTATTTTCTCTCCAGCTTTAAATAATTTTGCTTCGATATTTCCTTTGTTGTTTCTGTATCTCCAACTGTCATGCTCTTCTGTTTCCATTGGCATTGTTACTGCCCCTGAAGCCGCCATAAATATCTCCTAAAGTAAAAGTAGGGGAGCCTATAAAAGCACTCCCCACATTATTAGTTGCTTCCGATACGAACTGCCTCTTGCTCACGGATTGTTTTATATCCGTAGAGAACATCCAAGCGACATGGAAATTTATCATCAGCAATTGTGTACTGACGAACAACTCTCATCGAGATACCGTCCTGCACTTCACGGGCTGAAAAGTCCACGCCTTTTGGCATAGTTAGATCAGCCGTTGCAAATGCGAAAGCATTTTTACTGTATCCCATCGAAATGCCGTAATCAGCACTAGCAGCAACTGCCGTTGCTCGATCAGACTCAAGACAAGAAACTGCGGCATTATTAGCAGGAACAGCCGTTACATTCTGTTTGGCTCCTGATGCAACCAGCGATGGGGTGATAGTAATAGCAGTAGCTGAAGTCCCGGTTGTAGCTGCGACTGCGAACTGTTTAAGAATACCAGTGTCGGTCTTAGTTTCAGGATGAACACTGTTAACTCCAGCGAAAACTATAATGTCCCCTTTAACTAATGTTCCTGCACCTGTATCTACAGTGATAGAAGATCCAGACTCACTTGCACCATTGACCAAATAATCACCAGTGCCATCGTCAGTTCCAGTTAAATGGATAGGTAGCAAAGTTGAGGCGTATACGTCCGTATAGCCAAGGAAGTTATTAGCAACCATGCCTTTACGAAAATTCTCAGACAACTTTGCAGGATCATTGAACAACCCCTTCAGCGCATCAACCAAATCAACATTTGCTTGAGTGTTCAGGAGCAAAGTTCGGTCATCACTCGCTAGAGCATCAGTAAGTTCTTTACTGGAGTTGAGAACGTCCGTGATGGAGCAAGCCGCCCCAATGTCAGACACTTCTTTGGAAACATCTCTATACATAGATAGGGCATCGCTTTCGATAGCCGCACCCAAAACTGACATTGCAGGTTTGAGAATACGATCAGAGAAATCATCCAAATCGGTTGTTAGATCAGAAGATAAAAAACTTAGATCAACACCTTTCTGCGTTGCAACTTGCAGGGTCTCGGTGGCTTCAACTGTGTCCTGAGTAGAGAGAGCGGAACCAGTTCTTACCACATACTCATTGGGGAGCCGGATACTCAAGCTGTCCCCGATTTTTGCGCCACTCTTTGCAAACCGGTCATCGTATTGCCGATTGATTGAGCCAATAAATGATAGCTTTGAATGGAGAATCCGCAATGCTTCACGGGTTACTGCGGTTGGTGTTATTAGTGAATTTGCCATTGTGTAGTAGTCCTTCCCTAGACTTGCTGGACATCCTGTCCAACTACATTATTAATTAAGCAGGTATTAACCTGTTCTTTTTCTTATTTGTGCGTTGCGTTTAGCAAGCCAAGCTGCCGATGAATCTTTATCTGTCGGAGTGTTTGACTTGTGCCTTCCACCTTTCCCTTTAACGGGCCGGGTTTCAGTTGCAGGAGTTGGCTGAACCTTGCTCCCTTTCTTAACATTCGCTTTCATCTTGTCGTACAACATTGCCTTGTATGCAAGTTCGCTAGTAACGGGGTCTGATCTCCAGCTTGCCTCGGCATCTTTCTTTGAACCGCCAAAGGTTTTACAGAAATATTCGACTACCTCGTTAGCTTTGCTAGTAAAACCGGGGATGCGTTCATTCAAGGCTTTCTCACCTTGCGCTGATCGTGTTTGCTGGTCAATCTGCCTCTGCTGAGACATCGCATTTTCCCTTGAACTAACTTGTTGAACCGTTGCGTTGAACTCTGCCTGTTTTTGCGAGATCGCATCTGAAACTTGTCTGGCTTGATCGGGGTTCGATTGCCAAAGTGAGTTAAGATCGATCTGGTTTAAATCAGCAAGTTCTTGGCGTATTGCAAGACCTTTTGAATAAATATCTAATGTGTCACCTTGAAGTGAGAGTAATTTTTCTGCTGATTGTTCTCTTGCCTCAATGTGCTTTCGTGCTTCGGCTATATCTTGCGTCTTCTTAGTGTAATCAGATTGCAACCCTTTGCCGTAGGCTTCAAATTGTTCTGATGTCTCATCGTCTAACGCATCTTTCGGCACTTTAAATTCTTTGCCGCCAAAGTTGTACTCACGAAATTCTTCTACTTCCTCATCTGATTCATCATCAGCGTCACCCTCATAACTTTCATCAAGGTCTTCTTGCGAATCCTCAACGTCTGTGTCGATGGCTTCCGTGCTTACTTCCTCAGATGCTTCTACTGTCTCAATTCCGTCCGTGGATGTTGAGTCATTCATAATTAAATCCCTTGTGGCGGCATCCCACCTGCTTGTGGTTGTGCCTGAATTGGTTGACCCGTCCTTGGATCAATTTGTGGTGGAGCTTGAGGTGGGCTTGGTGGCCTTAGTCTTTCGGCAACTTTCTCCGCACCTTCAAAGTCCATGTGTTCTAACAATACATCTCCTATAATTTCTGCTGAACCCGGAATCTGTCGCATGATCTCGATCAGAGTCTCTCTTGTTTCTTCACGCTGAGATTCGTATGTTGGGCCAGCTTTTACTGTTACGTCATATCTGCCAACTGCGAGGTTATACATTTTGTCCTCAACCTCTTGCCCCTCATCAACTTGTGGCTGCGGTTGACCCTCATTTCCAGCATTAATCATCTGAACTACTTTTTCTTTTTGGTCGTTCCCGATAATTCTAAGCGTACTCCTTGCCGTATAAACACTAGGTATAATCTCCACAAGACATCTGCCGCAGTATTGAATCGCCCTCGACAAATTATCGACAAAGTGAAAATTAGAAACATCAGACTCCTTTTGCCTAGCAAGAATAGCCTTTCCGCTCGTCTCATTCGATCTTGCTCCCAACCCGGCATCATGTATTCCGACGATCGATTTTATATCGTCTGAACTATTAAGTGCCTCTTGAACTACTCCTGCGGGTACGCCTGCAAAACCTTGTCGGGTAGGTGCGCCACCTGCTGAGGCATCGTATTCTAATGTTGAATAACTTCTTATATTAGCCGTGTCCCAACGCTCTTGATCGTCTGGGTGGATAAAACCTTTCGGGCCAACCCACGGTGCTTTAGGTGCGAGTGCCACTAATTCAGTAGAAGCTGATCTCCAGAAGTTGAACATCATCTGCGGGTCTTTAGCGTCAGTAATCATGGATCGGAAATGTCGTTGCCCCTGATAAATTATCTCTTCACCCCAAACAGGGCAGACAGGGATTGAATCTCCGGGCCATTCATCCTCTTCCAAAACTGCGCTGCCACTCAATACTCTACGCATTACCTTGTGAGTCTTAACAAGACGCTCACGTTTAATATTTACGCCTTCAACCAGCATCAACATACGATGCTCATCAGTTATTGAGTCTTCACGAATAACCATCCCGTTGGTTAATTCAACCAGCGTTCTTTCTACTGGTTCACGATAGAAATATTCAACGACATGAACTTGATCTTTAGTTGTCTGGAAATCATTAACAGCCCCACGGTTATCACCCTCAAAAGATACTGGCTCATGGTCAGGCCATCGAGTCTCGAAATCCTCTGCCGTAACAAACTCACTAACAAAAGCATAGTTCCAATCGGAGGCATCAAACTCTGTTGAGTTAACGTCCCAATGGACTAGCAAAGGATTAGGGATTCTGTTTATCTTTGCCTCTAAGTCAAACGACTCAGGGCTGGCATATTCAATGCTGATACGGAAGAAACCAAAGCCTCCTGATACGGAATGATCGAGGGCAGTATCAAAGGCAATGTCAGCATTGGAGTTTCTTTGGATGGCTCTAACCAATCCATTGATAACTTCAGCCGTTGCTTTGTCTGCACCGTTATCTACGGGGGAAACTATAATGCCGGGTTTGTTCTGCCTTGCATCGTTAACTACTTGCCGAACAAAGGCAGGTATTTTGTTGATAGTAAGACAAGGGCGTGACTCTAATAGTCTTTGCCTCTTGATCTCTTCAGGCCATTGTTCTCCTAACCTTCCAAAGTTGGTATCCTCTTCATATCTGTTACGATTGAAGTCAGAACCATCTTGAGACTCTTCAAACAATTCTTTAGCCTTAGAAAGAATTTCTTCTTCTTTTTT